AGGAGTTGGTCAAAAAAGGAATGATGTGCTTTTATCCTTTGGCGAAAATGTAACGGGGGTTAATCGAAAAGTTGAAAAGTCTCAGATATTTAATTCACTTTATGTCACTGGGAAAGATGGGTTAAGTTGGAAAAACTCTTCCTGGTCAGTTACGAATTCAGAAGGACAAGAAGAATTCTATAAAAGAGCTGGTGAAAGTTACGCTAAAGCCCCACTGTCTGCTCAAATGTTTCCCTCACAGCTTCAATCTTCGAGCGGTGACATATTTACCAATAAAAATGTAGCAACCGAATATACTACAGTCAATGCAATGTGGGGCTACGCTTTAAGTCAGCTGAAACAATATGCATATCCCTTAATTACTTATGAAGTGACAGCCACAAGTAACTTGACTGTTTCAAGTACTGGAGATGGTATGCCTTTGCATATCGGAGATACAGTCAGAATTCAAGATAAGAATTTCATTGATTCAGATGGAAATGTTGGCTTGTTTTTATCGGCGCGAGTGAGTGAATTAGAAATAAGTTTCACTAACCCTACAAATAACAAAATTACGTTTTCGAATTATATCAAGCTGAAAAGTGAAGTGTCTGATGATCTAACTGCTAGAATGCAAGAAATTATCAATGCTAATACTCCTTACCGTCCTGACATCACTTCTACCAATGGCTTGCAATTTAAAAATGGAACAGGAACGACTACATTAGGTGCTCATATCTACTTTGGGTCAGATGACAAAGAAACGACTGCGGACAGCTACGAATGGTCGAAAGATGGAATAGTAGTTGCTCCAACTCAGACTATCACAGTTGATGCCAGCGGAGTTGCGGATAAAGCAGTTTATAGCTTTAAAGCAACAATTGGCGGTAAAGTAGTCGCAAATCAGTCGGTGACTATCACTAATGTGGATGATGGAACTAGCCCGATTAATCTAGTTATTGATTCATCTAATGGCTATCAATTTAAAAATAATATCATTAATACAACTTTCACTGCGATACTTTATCAAAATAATAAAGAAATTGATAGTGAGGGAACAAAATTTGCTTATATATGGACTAAAACTAACGCTGATGGAACAGTAGATGCCGCTTGGAATCTTGCTCATCAAACAAGTCGGAAATCAATTACAATCACAAATAGTGATGTTTGGCAGAGAGCTACATTTGATTGTACTGCTGAACCACTTAATTAATAGGAGGAATAGATTATGTCAATTGTCTCAAGTGGACAAATCACAATCACAGATTTATCAGATGGGATGCAACTCAACGCTTTCATCACAGCGAGTGGGGTGACTACTCAAACTTATGATGCAACAGCTCAAACATGGTCACCAAGTTATGCGACTACTCCACAAGTTTTAACGCTCAACCTTACTAAAGCAGGGAGTACAACTTCTGTTATTGGTGGAATTTCAGGAAATGTTACTTGGACACGAGCAGATGGAACGACAACAACAACTATCACTTCAACTACTAATACTGATACTCAATATATGAGTGGAAGTGCAAATAGTGTATTGACAACAAAAGTCAATGTCCCAATTGCTAACTCAGCATCACGATTCACTGCTTCTGGATTATGGGTTGACCCTAATACAGGTTTAAATGTTCCGTTCTCAGCTGTTTTAGATTTAACTGTTGTACAACTTGCTAAATCAGCTGTTCTTGCGAATGTTTATGCTGGAAATGGTGGAGCGTTCTACAATTCTATGCCTGCAAGCTTAACAGTTAACGCCGATTTATACAAAGGGGGGCAACTCTCTGCAGGTAACAAGCAAATATTCTTCGGTTATGCAGATAGTACTATAACTACAACTGGTTCAACTGGCTATAACTCAAATCTTGGATTAGGTTGGCACTTATGTTCTTCATCTACAACTGGTCAAACTCCCAATGTAGCTGCAGGAACAAATACAACTACTCAAGGGATATTAACAGTTCTACCAACAGCTATTACAAACTCGCAAAGCTTTAAGGCAGTTATCATTGACCAAGCAGGTGGTACAGCAGGAACTGCAGTTAGTGGTATATGTACTCTTCTTGATTATACAGACCCATTAACTTGTACGATTGATAGTACAGCAGGTAGCATTTTTAAAAACGGTTCTGGTACAACAACACTTACTTGCCGAGTATTTCAATCTGGTGCTGAAATTGATACAGCTGGAACAACCTATACTTATAAATGGTCTCAACGTGACCAAAATGGTGTATTAAATGCTAATTTTGGTGGTACAGGCAATCAATATAAAACTGGTAAAACAATTAGTGTTGCGGCGACTGATATCAACGTCAAAGCTCAATATACATGCGAGGTGAATCAATAATGAAAAGTAAATTTTATGCCAATATTGAACTTGGGGGAGAAATCACACAAGTTAGCTTTGAAGCAACAAGCGCAAGTGATGTGATTGAACAAATCTGGCGGACTTACGGTATCTCCACTCCAATTATTGAAATTTGGGCGGAGGTGACTGATGACGATAGTAGCAAGCAATAGCCTCACATTAAGTAATGTTAATGATGGGACAATAACTCATTATGCCTATGCTTATAGTGCTGATGGCACTGATAGATTTACGACTGTTTATCCGAATTTGAATTTGTTGAAAGGAACTAAAACCTCTAAATCTATAACAGGTAATAATACTGTAAACCAAGGAGGACTGTTATATAGTTTTGACAATAATAGTACTTTAAACAATCAAGGTTTTAGTGTCAATGATACTATAACTCTTGAATTCGATTGGAGCGCAACAAATCCAGCAAGTGGAACTTTTATTTTGCAATGGCAAGGTACACCTTGGGGTTTTTATGTACCAACAACAACACTATCTTCTACTAATGGTTCAGGACATATTAAATATACTTTTAATATTAGAGCTGCAGATATAGCTTCAACAGCCGTTGCAACAGGTATAGGATATAGATTTGACAATATTCCTACCAATACTATAATTACTTTTTCTAATGTAATTATAAGCAAAGCAAAAACCGCTGACTGGCCAAAATATATTGGTCATTACACGGACTTTATGCAAGCTGACAGTACTAATCCATCAGATTATACTTGGGGTCCGATGCGAGGGGATGATGGTGTTGGAATTAATTCAACACTTATCACATATGCTATTTCAACAAGCGGAACGACAGCACCAACCACTGGTTGGACGAGTTCAGTTCCTAGCCTTGTAAATGGTCAGTACCTCTGGACGAAAACAGTCTGGACGTACACGGATAACTCATCTAAAACAGGTTACTCAGTAACTTATATTTCTAAAGATGGAAGTAACGGTGACCCTGGTAAAGTTGTTTCTGATACTGAGCCAACGACTAAGTTTAAAGGATTAACTTGGAAATATTCAGGAAGTGCCGACATGACAGCAAGTGACGGAACAGTTATATTATCTGGCACTGAATATTATTGGTCGGGAACTAACTGGATATTAAGCGAGATAAATGCCCACAATATAAATGGCGATAATTTGAACGTGACAAATGGGAAGTTTACAGACGGAGTTATTGAAACGAGCTGGACAAATGGAACCGTTTCTGGGAGCACGAATATTCAAAATGACCATTTAATAATTACCCGAACTGACTCATCTGCTAATACAACAAATTCTATTGGTTTGGATAGCACCCAGGGGCTTATCATGGTTTACACCGAGAATTCAACAGGACGAACAATATCAGTCGGTACGAATTTTCAAGGCATGTCCTTAACAGACAGCACGGGAACTTCTGCGAGTATCTCACCAGCCGGTGTCAAATTGTCCTCCGATGTAAACTGGACTCAAATTGGAAATATCGGCGGACGTAGAGCTGAGTGGAAACGTGAAAACAATCGAGTTACGATGAATATCCACGGTGGTAACGGTGATGGGTTCCCTGTCGTCACGAGCGGTGGAACACTTTTGGGAATACTTCCAACAAACGCTAGACCACCCAGTGATATTTCCATGCCTGCTACTGCTCAGGGAGCTGGTGCAACCGCTCAAATTTCAATTAATTCCACGGGAGAAGTGAGGTGTTATCGCTGGGGTGGAGATTCTGTTTATTTTGGTGCTTATATTTCGTACTATGTTGAATAAAGGAGAAACAATGAAAATACTAAAATCAAACATCTTGCAGTATGTAGGAGAGACTGGAACAGCTGATATTCCAACAGGTAATATTAAAGGAAATGTTAATGAAGATGGGTCTTTCAAATTGGAAGTAACTGTTTTTAACGCAAATGAATTTTTCAGTGAGGAAACTCAAAGGATTGAACTAACGCAGTTTTTCAATCAAATTTTGGACAAATCCAAAGAAATAAGTAGTGGAGCAAGTAAAGAATAGAAAGCAGGTGTTATGGAATTAAAACAGCTCGTAGAGCAGCATGAGACTAAACTCAAACAACATGACAAGGAACTGTCTCGACTTAACGATATGACAGTTGAAATGCAAAAGCAGGTGAATGATGGGCTTGCTCGGGTAAATGAATCCAATAAATTTTTGCGAGAACAGAATACTGAACAACTAAAACAGAATGGACAAATCTTGCAAGCTGTTTTGAACGGTAATGAGAACGCAGCAAAAAGAAAGTACGAATTAAACTTGATAGATAAGAAAAATCTATGGAAGGCAATATTCGGGATTGGCGGAACAGCTGGAACAGTGATAGCAATAGTCTTGAGACTGTTTCACTTGATTTAAGTAATAGAAAAAGAGGAAAAATAAAATGGATCAAAATTTAATGACAATCTTTAGCGGTATCTTGACCTTAGCTGGTTCTATAGTGACTTACTTCATTTCACAGGCTGCTAAAAAACATAGCAATGTGAAAAATATCGATGCTTTAGCAAAATTAGCTAATCAAGCAGTAAGTTGGGCACAGAAAAACTTCAATGAGAATCCTGAGAAGTTGTCTGAAGCTATTAAGTATGTGACAGAAGAGGCTAAACGAATTAAAATCAAAACCAATCCCGCTCAGATTGAAGCTCAAATTGAAGCTTCTTTGGCCCAATTGAAAAAGAACTTTACTGCTGACCCAGTTAAAACTGTTAAAGAGGTTACTGAAAAAGCGGTTGAAGTTACTGGTCAAGTTGCTCAAGCAACGCAGAAAGCGGCTGACATTGTTTTTCCAATTATTGAAGAAGTAGAAAAATCAGAATCAACAGAACAAGGAGAATGATATGAACGGAATTGACATTTCCAGCTATCAAGCAGAATTAAACGCTGGAATTGTTCCCTCAGATTTCGTCATTATAAAGGCCACAGAGGGAACTAACTATATAAATCCAACTTGGGAAGAGCAAGCTGGACAAGTAATTCAAACAAATAAACTTCTGGGTTTCTACCATTTTGCCAGTACTGGAAATCCAATTACTGAAGCTGATTTTTTTATCAGTGTTGTTAAAAATTATATTGGCAAAGCAATTCTTGTTTTAGACTTTGAAGCTGGGGCAATTAATGCATGGGGAAATGTTGGTGCTCGTCAATTTTTGAATCGTGTAAAAGAAAAAACTGGAATCAATCCGATGATTTACATGTCAGCAGAAGTTACTCGCCAGTTTAACTGGAGTACGATTTCAAACACTAACCCTTTATGGGTTGCACAGTACGCTTCTATGAACCCTACAGGCTATCAATCTGAACCATGGACTGACGGGAAAGGATATGGTGCTTGGAGTTCAGCGGCTATCCACCAGTATAGTTCAGCAGGTTCACTTGCCAATTGGAACGGTAATCTTGATATAAATCTAGCCTATATTAAGGGTAACCAATGGAAAGCACTTGCAAGTCCAGGGGGAGCAGACAACTCATCAATTACTAATGAAACAAATTTAAATAACACAATAGAATATGAGGAAGAAGAAATGTACTTTATTCAAACAGTTGATACAAAGCGAATCTATATGATTAATGCTGGAATGTATTCGTGGATTACAGACCCAGGAATGTGGACTAATTATCAAAAAGCATTCCCTAAAGCACCAGTTATCCCACTATATCAAGCACAAATGGAAAAACTATATCGTAAAAATGTGTAAATTAAAACCCTGACTTTGGTCAGGGCTTTTTTTATTTCTTATGGTAAAATAAAAAAAGAATATAGCTTTATAAGGGGAATTATGAACG